ACCCCCCCGATCGGGGCCTCCAACCCCCCCGAAATGTTGCCCCGACCCTTAAGAGTCCCAAGAAAGAAGACCCTAAGACGCGCGCACAGGCGCGCGAAGCAAGCCAGGATTCAGATTCTGCCTTGTTAGGAAGAAAGTCCGACGCTGCGCCGACCGAGGCCGAGGTCAAAGGCGACCGTGAGCGATCGAATGAGGAGCTGAAGGCTGCAGGCGACAATGGCCTCGTCGTCCTGGCGCTCGGCAAGTCCCTGCGCCGTCCCGCCTACGCCCCAGGAGCGTGGCCAAGCCAGAAGAACCACGCAGCCACCGCAGCAGCCGTCGCTGCAATTTCAGGCCGGCCGTACGCGACGCTGAGCGACGCGCACCTCAAGGCCATGCGAGCGCAATATTCGGCCAACCTTGGGGGCCGGGCGATGGGACGCGTGTCATGACCGATGCCTACTGGGCAGAGTGGGGCGAGGAGGACGACGACGAGGTTAACGCCTATGGGACGCCGAAGGAGCGCCCAGCTTCACGTCATTGCCAGCATTGCGGCGATAGCACCCGCCAGCTCGACGTCGTTCAGGTCACGTATGAGCGCCTGGGCCGCGAGCTGGGGCCGTTCCCGCTTGTGCTGTGCGCGCGCTGTCGTGCCCTTGAGCAGGCGGACGCTAACGCACTGTTCCTGCTCCAGAAGCTCGCAAGCATCGGCGTCAGCCCCAAGGCGATTGACGAAATCGTCCGCAGAAGCCCCGCCGATGTGCAGGCCCTCGTCCGTGCGTTCCGGCGGCAAACGACAGAGCCGCCATGATCACCGCCGCTCCTCAGCGCAGCGCGGCTCAACGCCGCTCGCCTCTCCGCAACGCAACTCGCCTCATCTCACCGCGCCGCTCCTCGACGCCACGCCGCTCTCCGCCGCTCGCCGCTCCTCTCCGCGTCGCGCCGCAGCGCAGCGCAGCTCTCCGCATCACATCGCCCCGCAACGCTCCGCAACCACAACCGAGGTGTAACCCATGGACTTCACCCGCGCCGTCGTAACCATCACCGGAACCTCCCCCTACTCCCAGAGCAGAAGCCACAGCGAACCCTTCCTCGAAGGCGAATCTCACGACGCTCACGACCGCCGAACCTGGCGCCATAAAATGTCCGTCCAAACCGTCAAAGGAAAAACCACCGTCGTCGTCCCAGCTCACGGGCTCCATCAGGCAATCGCCGCCGCCGCAAAATATTCCAAACGTCAAATCCCAGGCCAAGGCAAAGCAACCTGGACCGCCAAATTCATGTCAGGCATCGCCATCCTGGAAAACCCGGCGCTCAACATCGATCCCCAGTCCGTCGAATCGGTGACGCTCCCCATGAACGCCGACGGCGTCCGCGGCAGCGGAAAGCGCGTGCCCAGAGTGTTCCCCGAGATGCCCGAGTGGGAATGCACCTTCGAGGTCGTCATCCTCGACCCAATCATCACCGAAGAAATCTTCCGCGACTTCCTGGAACTCGCCGGACTGCTCATCGGCATCGGACGCTTTCGCCCAGAGAAAGGCGGCACCAACGGACGCTTCGTCGTCTCCAAGCTGCAATGGGTCGACAACCGACGCGCCGCCGCCTGATCGCCGCTCCGCACCTCACCGCCCCACATCGCCGCACCACTCACCGCAACGCCACTCCACGCATCGCTTCGCCGCTCGACTCAACTCGCCGCGACGCGCCTCGCCGCTACTCGCCGCCGCGCTCCTCTGCGCCCCGCTCCGCAACGCATCGCTTCGCAGCTCCGCGCGTCTCAACGCAACGCCCCACACCAGGAGAACCCCATGAGCTTCACCGCCAACACCACAAACGCTCAGCACCTCCGCCGCCTCGCCGACCTCTTCAACACCACCTCAATCGGCGAACTCGCGACCTATCGCGCCATGACCCAGCACCTCGGCTTCGACATCCACACCCGCCGGTGGCTCACCATCGCAGCCAAGCGCATCGCCAACGAAGAAACCGGCGCCATCTTCGCCACCGAACGCAACGTCGGCTATCGCCGCCTCCCAGGCGCTCAGGCCCACGCACTCGGCCGACAGGCACGCCATCGCATCCGCAGGGTCAGCAACGTCACCGTCAAATTTATCACCAGAGCCCTCGTGCTCACCAACGACATGCCAGACGAGGACCGGCGCACCATCCTCACCGAACTCGCTGCGCTGAACCTGCTGAAGCACCTGACCATGGATCGCCATCTGCCCCGCGATCCCGGCGTGGCGCCGATGCCGACCGTTGACGCCGTGCGTCGCAGCATCGAGGTGCTGCGGGAGCGCCACCGCGATCCCCCTTCGGCGCCGCCTCCGTGAACCAATCGCCGCACCTCAACTCAGCGCTACGCCCCGCCTCGCAACGCAGCTCGGCTCACCGCAACGCATCGCATCTCCCACCACACCATGGAGCCCACGCGATGCTTGACGCACAACCGGACAGGGGGTTAGATCGCCAACAGAGCCGGATCGGTCCTATTCCCGTCCGGTGCGGTAGCCGTCATGGCCCCCGCTGGTTCGTCGCCACCACCCACGACCCGGCCGTCGCCGACACCAACCTCGCCAACCAGCACTTCGAAGCCTGGTTCCCCACCATCGCCGTCCGCCGCCGCGATCCTCGCGGCCGATGGGACGTGGTGCCCAGGCCGCTGTTCGGCCCCAGCTACATCTTCGTCCGCTTCAACCCCGCTGCCGACCCGTGGGGCGTCATCCTGAGCACCTACGGCGTCCGGTCCATCATCATGTTCGAACTCGGTATTCCAGCACCATGCCAGGAGGGGGCCGTGGAAGCCCTCCAGGCGGGCGAGGAGGCCAGGCGGCTACTCACCCACCAGCCGGACGAGACGCTGCGGGCACTGAGCTCGTGTCAGGTCGTCGCCGGTCCCTTCCGTGGCCACCGCGGTCAGGTCGTGGCCGTGAACGGAGGACGGGTTGTGGTTACCCTGATGATCTTCGGCCGGTTGCAGGACGTTCACGTCGCGGCCTCCTGTCTGGAGGCAGCCTAACCCTGCGGCCGGACTAGACTGCCAGATCGCCACGACTGGAGGATTTCCCGCCGTTCCTGGTAGTTCCACCGCTGTTGGCAGGCCTTCCCGCAGAACCTTTGCCAGCCGCGCCGAACGGGGAACGTATTGCCGCAAGCTGAACAGGTTCGCTGTTCGATGTGTTTCGCCACGCCAGCCTTTCGAGCAACCATTGCCGCCTCGCCATCCCAGCCCGGACGAAATCCTGCAACGCGTAGCCGAGTTCCGCCAATTCAGCGTCGCTCCAGTGTGGCATCGCCAGAAGTTTCCGGTATCTGAACCGAAGTCGCGTGTGAATGTAGCGTCGCTTGGCCGCAACCGTTGGGAACACGCGGTCTCCGGCAATTGCGTTGCACTCGCCGCACGTCGGCAACAGCACCTTCCCTGGGATCGCGTCCAGAATGCCCACCAACATGGTGACCACGCTGATCGGCACGAAGTGATCGTATGCCGTGGCTCTCACGCCGCAGAACACGCAGACCCTTTGGCGCGTGATCTGCCGGTAGAAGCGCTGGAAGTGGCCGATACGTGGTTGAGAGGATGCTCTGCTCATAAAGGCAGAAATAACGCCCGTGGCTGCGTTGTCAACGCATAATGCTGTATGGATGCGGGGAACACCGTTGTCGCCGCGTAGCCTCCCCTCTAGACCCCCTCTGTGCCCATCGCTGGCGGCTTCGGGCCATGGCGGACTACATCGAACGGCATGCCTCACGAAATAGAGAGGTGCGATAAAATCCGTTATCGCGCCTATCGCAATTCCCCGCCGATTATCGCGCCTAGCTGGCCCGTCTGCGGTATCGCACCCAGGTCGGGCGCGACACGGTCACGGCTTGGCCAGCGGGTAGGCGAGGTCGCACACTGTCTGCGCGGCGTAGCGATACTGCATCGGCTGGTTGCAGCACGGGCAGGTCAGCAGCCCCGCCACCTGCATGCCGCGCGGCGGCACCACGCCCCAGCTGCCGCCGAACAGTTTATCAACCCTGGCACCGTCGCTGCGGGTGTTGCCGTCCCAGCCGGGCGGGCTCGTGTCGGTGCTCATGCTGCCCCCATCAGGTGAATGATCCGCCGTGAGCATAACCATCAGCGGCAACATCACCATCAGCGGCAGCATCGACCTCGCCCCGCCGCCATCACTCACACCCGTCGTCACCACACGCATCGATCGCTTCACCGTCACCGCACAGGGAAACCAAATGGCATACACGCTGCCGATCGACCGCATGATCACCGTCCAGGTCGCCTATTTGGATTCCGGCGGTAATCCCGCGCCCGTGCAGGCCGTCGCATGGTCGGCGTCAAATGACACGCTGCTCACCGTCGCCCCCGATGCCAATGACGACACCACCTGCGCCGTTACACCCATCGGCCCGCTCGGCTCGTGCCAGGTCGTCGCAACAGCAGATGCCGATCTCGGCGCCGGCGTTACAAATGTTCTAACGACGTTGGATATTACACTCGTTGCCGGCGAGGCGGTCGTGGGCACGATCAATGTCGTGGGCGATCCACAGCCAATCCCGGGCGGGCCGTGAGCGCAGACGACAACTCACAGCAGGCCATCAGCAGACGCCCGGGACAGTGGGCGCCTGGCCAATCCGGCAACCCCGGCGGTCGTCCAAAAGGCATCGAAGCGCTCGCCCGCGCATATACCCCGCAGGCACTCGAAGCCCTCGTCGTTGCGCTCCAAGACCCGGGCACACGTGTTGCTGCTGCCGTCGCGCTGCTCGATCGCGGCTGGGGCAAGCCCAAGCAGACCATCGCAGGCGACGCCGACAACCCCGTGACCTACGTCATCCGCGGCCCCACTCCAGTAGAGTCCACATCGGAATGGCTCAAATTACACGCACCGGTGCTCGATGCTGACACTGACGCGGGATGAACCGATCACCGTATGGCAGCCGCAACCCGGCTTTCAAACGGCGTTTGTCGATTGTCCCATCTTCGAAGTCTTCGGTGGTGGCGCGCGCGGCGGCGGGAAAACCGAAGCCGTCCTCGGTGAGTGGGCGCTGCACGCGGACCAATACGGACCAGACGCTATCGGCCTGATGATCCGCCGCACTCGTGTCGAACTCGATGAGACGTTCGAGCGGGCAAAGCAGGTCTATAGCAAGCTCGGTGTGCATGCGACCTACAGTCCGCGCCGTTTCATCTTTCCTAATGGCGCGCGCATAACCTACGCATATTTGGAGCGCGATTCGGACGCAGAGTCTTACCAGGGCTGGTCGACAACGCGGGTGTACGTCGAGGAGGCGGGTAACTTTCCGTCGCCAGCGCCGATCATGAAGTTAATGGCGACACTGCGATCAGGTGCGGGCGTTCCTGTCGGCATCAGGCTCACTGGCAACCCAGGCGGCAGCGGTCACCAGTGGCTTCGCGCCCGCTACATAGACCCCGCGCCGATGGGCTGGAAGAAGATCACGGACCCGAACACCGGCCTCGAACGCATCTATATTCCATCGCGCGTTACGGACAACAAATACCTCGGCGACGATTACGTGCAACGTCTCAAGGCCAGTGGATCGCCCGAGTTGGTGCGCGCATGGCTGTATGGTGATTGGTCCGTTGTCGCCGGGGCCTTCTTTCCGGAATTTTCCATGGACCGCCACGTCATCGCACCACGCACGCTGCCGCAGCACTGGGCACGGTTCCGGTCATTTGACTGGGGCAGCGCGCGTCCGTTCTCGTGCGGCTGGTGGGCAATCTCCGACGGCTCACTGCCAGACATCGCGCGCGGCGCCCTGGTGCGCTATCGCGAGTGGTATGGCATGCGCCCGGGCGAACCCAACGTCGGGTTGAAGCTGACCGCTGAGGCCGTGGCGGAGGGCATCAAAGAGCGCGAGGCGGACGACCCGAAGCCGCTGATCGGCGTCGCTGATCCCGCCATGTTCGCCGAGGACGGCGGCCCGTCGATCGCCCATCGCATGATGAGCCGCGGCGTCATCTTCCGGCCGGCGGACAACAAGCGCGTGCCGCAGCGTGGCGCCATGGGCGGCTGGGATCAGCTGCGCTCGCGCCTCGTCGGAGACGCGGACGAGCGCCCGATGTTGCTGATGTTCTCGACGTGCCGCGATCTCATCCGCACGCTGCCGGCATTGCAGCACGACGACGCACGACCGGAAGACGTTGACAGCGACATGGAAGACCATTCCGCGGACGAAGCACGCTACGCCTGCATGTCGCGGCCCTTCGTGCGCGATGCCGAGAAGCCCATCGTCCGCGATTCGTGGGATCTGGCCTTTGAGCGCGCGGGACAAGAGGGCGCTCCTGCCGGATGGAGAACCGCATGAGCCCGATCACCCTCGTCGTCATCGTGCTGCTGGTGCTGCTCTTGGCCGGAGGCGGCTGGGGCTACAGCACCCGCTGGGCGGGGTGGTATCCTGGGTATGGGATAGGATTCGGCGGCCTCGGAGCCATACTCGTTTTGCTTCTGATTCTGGCGCTATTAGGTTATCTATAGGCCATGACTGATCACACGCTAGAATCGCTACTGAGCCGGTCTCATCCTATCCCGTTCAGTGGTTGCTGGGCTTGGCATGGTGCCGTGAATACACACGGCTATGCACAGGTCAGAGTGAATGGGAAAAAGAAAGTCGCGCACGTCGTCTCCTACGAATTGAAGTGTGGACCTCTGCCTGCAGGACTGCAAATAGACCACCTATGTCGCGTTCGATGTTGTGTAAACCCGGACCACCTGGAGGCAGTAACCCCCAGCGTTAACGTCAGGCGCGGCATAGCAATACCGTTGTTTATAGAGAGGAATTCCCGGCCCAAGTCACCGGAGCAGCGTGCGAAGCTCAAGGCCATACTTACCGCGCGTAATCAATCGCCGAAGATGCGCGAAATATCCTCGCGTCCTAAATCACCGGAGCATCGTGCGAAGCTTGCTGCGTTGCTGACTGAGCGCAACCAATCGCCTGAGATGCGGGCCATCGTGAAGCGCCCTCGGTCGCCTAAGAAGCTCTCGACGGAAGAGGCCAGTCGGCGATGACCCTCACCGGCCGCGAGTTCATGCGCGAGGCGGACGATGACTTGGACCGCTGGACCGACGGCATAGTCGAGAGCGCCGCCAGCCACGGCTACAAGGTCGAGCGGGAGTGGCTGCGCGGCTGGCTCGCCGATGCCATGGACGCCGCGCGCAAGGCCAAGCCACCGCCGATCATCGAGGAGAACGCAGATGGCGCGTGAACCAGCCCACCCGAGCGGCCGCATTCCCGGCAGTGCCCCGCCGGCCAAGACCAGCAGAGCGCCAGGCCCGGGCAACGCGCCCGCGTTCAAGACCTCGCCCGGCGCGTCGGTGAACAAGGCGCCGGTGCGGCGTGAGCCGGCGTTCAAGACCCGGCCCGGTCCCGGTAGCGACGTGTGAGGTGTGTTGTGACCGTGCGCGGCTGCCATCGCTAATTCGGTCTCTCGCGTGATGCAATCTCGATCAGTCGCCTACCGAACTCAGTAGCTATCCGCACTCTATGGTCTGCCGCGCTAACTGCGTTAATCACGCAGCTGGCAGCGTAGCCGAGCACCCTTAAAGCGTCCTCCACCTCCAATCCCACAAGTGCTTCGCAGATGATGTCCCTGGCCCCGGCCACTTCCGATTGATCTCTCATGTCCTCCTCCCTCACTGTCACCACCAGCCGCAGGAATGACTGGCCCACTGCCGTTGCGCAATACAACGGCAATGCCACCGATTTCCCGCGCGACGCCGACGAGCAGCACGCGCGGCTCATCAGATGGTTTGAGGAGGCGGAACGCTCTACGCAGGACAGCCGCGTCGCATCGGAGAACTACCGCGCTTACGTCAACGGCGAGCAGTGGACGCCGGCCGAACTCGATGTGCTCAATGCGCGCGGGCAACCGCCCATCACCTTCAATTACTGCCGCCGGAAGCACGACCTGCTGTGCGGCCTCGAGCGCAAAGCACGCACGGATCCAAAAGCGTTCCCGCGCACGCCCGCCGAGGACGAGCGCGCCGACGCCGCTACCCAGTGCCTGCGCTACATCGCCGACGACAACGACTTTCAGCCGCTGCGCTCCCAGGTCTTCAGCGAGATGCTGGTGGAGGGCTTCGGCGGCCTCGAGGTCGGGATCGAGGACGATGGCCAGGGCGGCGCGAATGTCACGCTTGCACAAGTGCCGTGGGATCGCATCTGGTATGACCCGCATTCGCGCCAGGACGATTTCCTCGATGCGAGGTATATCGGCATCGTTATCTGGATGGATCGCGATCAGCTCGAGGATACGTATCCGGATGCCGGCGATGTGGTCGAGGACAGCTTTGCATTCTCGACCAACGACGCAACGCAGTATGCCGACCGGCCGAATTACATGGTCTGGACCGACAGCAGCCGCACCCGGGTTCGTGTTGCGCAATGCCACTGGTCAGAGCGTGGCACGTGGTGGAGCGCCACATTCACCCGCGCCGGGTATCTCGCCGAGCCACAGAAGTCGATGTTCAAGGACCGGCACGGGAAATCCGCGTGCCCGCTGATCCTGCAGAGCGGCTACACGGACCTCGACAATACGCGCTACGGCATGATCCGCGACTTGATCAGCCCGCAGGACATGATCAACAAGGCATATTCCAAGGCGCTGCATCAGATGAGCGTCCACCAGGTGATCGCCGAGCAGGGCGCGGTGGTCGACGTCGACAAGGCGCGGCGCGAGGTGGCGCGGCCGGACGGCTACGTCGAGATCATGCCGGGGCTGAAGTTCGAGGTGCAGGACGGCGCCAATAACGCCACCGGGCAGATGGCGCTGCTCGCACACGCAACCCAGGAGATGCAGCTGTCGGGCCCCAACGCGGCGATGTCGGGCACGGATCCCCGGGAACTCTCCGGCCGCGCGATCCTCGCCCAGCAGGCGGGCGGTGCGGTGCAGAACGAGCCGTTGGCCGACAGCCTGCGGATGTGGGCGCGGCGTGTCTACGAAATGTGCTGGCAGGCGGCGCGGGAATACTGGACCAGCGGCAAGTGGGTGCGGGTGACCGACAGCCTGCAGGACACGCGCTGGGTCGGCATCAACCGGCAGGTCACGCTGCAGGACGAACTCGCCGCCATGCCCGAGCAGCAGCGCGCCATGGTGATGCAACGCATGCAGCCGCCATTGCAGCCGGGCGATCCGCGGCTCGAGCAGGTGATCCGCGTCGAGAACGACATTACTGACCTCGACGTGGATATCACCATCGCCGAGGGCCAGGACGTGCCCACGATGCAGGCGGAGAATTTCCAGACGCTGGTGCAATTGGCTGGCATGCAGCCTGGGCTGATCCCGGGCGATGTGCTGATTGCGGCGTCCTCGCTGCGCGACAAGGACGACCTGTTGCAGCGCATGAAGGCGCACATGGCGCAGCAGGCGCAGGTGCAGCAGGCAGCGGGGCAGGCGGCGCAGCAGAAGGCGCAGGCGGAGACCACCGAGACGCAATCCAAGGCGGCGGCCAACATGGCGCTGGCCAAAGAGCGGCAGGTCAATGCGGCACGCGGCGTGCACGACATCCATGCCGACTTCAACGCCGATCCCTACGGGCAGCCGAACGTGGCGCCGGATAATCCGCCGGGGGTTGGCCCGCAGCCGCCGACGATCGATCAGATGACGCCTGATGTTGCGCTTGCCCACCAGATGGCGGACCTCGCCAAGAAGCACGCCGACATTGCCAAGACGCACGCCGACGCGGCGCTGACGACGGCGAAGATCGGCCAGATCCCGCACCAGAACGTGGCGACACAGGCCGGCACGCTCAACACGCTGCATGACGCGGCCAACACGGCACTGACCACGAACAGGTTGGCCAGGACACCGATACCGCAGCCGGCGCCACCGACTGCGCCATGACCAGAATGGAGCGCGACATTTACGAAGTGCGGCGATTGGTGGGCTTCACTTCGCTGATCTACGAGTTGACGCAGGATGGCGGCTTTACCGTCAGTTTTACCGCGCCGGACGGCAGGCGGGGGCGACTTCGCATGTTGCTCAGCGAGCCTCACGAACCCCGTCACGTCGCGGCTGCGGTAATGCGAAAGTTGCGCACGCCCATTCCACAGCCGGCGCCGCCGGCGGGGCCGTAATGTCGGACACGCTGCTCGGGCAGAACGCGCTGTTCGACCCGCTGCGCATTCAGCAGCCGGACCCGGGGCAGGTGTCGCTGTCCGATGCGTGGACGGCCAACACCAAGGCGCTGGGTGATGAGATCGCGCGGCAGCGGCAGATCAGCGCCGATCGCGGGCTATGGGGGCCGCAGGGGATTACGCCGGCCGGTGCGCGCGATGCCGGGATGCAGATGGCAATGGGGACGGCGCTGGCCAGCACGGCGCCGGCCGACAAGCCGCCCGGCATTACCGTGTTTCACGGATCGCCGCACGACTTCGATGCGTTCGATGCGAGCAAGATCGGCACCGGCGAGGGCGCGCAGGCGTATGGGCACGGGCTGTATTTCGCCGAGGGCGAAGGGGTGGCGAAAAGCTATCGGGACAAGCTGGAAACCCCGACATTCGATGCGCCGAACCTGTCGGCACCGGCACGGGCGTGGTTGGATAATACGGTTGCGGGAAATCCGATTGCTACGACGGCCGATATAGGTCAGGCGGCGCGCAATTCGTCGAAATACTACGGCGCCGATCACCCCATTGGGCAGGCTGCCGCCGAGGTGGCGCAGGGGGTAAAGGCTGGGGATGTCGCTCGCGTTCCATCCGGCCGCATGTATGAGGTGAACATCGCCGCCGACCCGCAGCACTTCCTCGACTGGGACAAGCCGCTGTCCGAGCAGCATCCCTTGGTGCAGCAGGCGCTAGGCGATCTGGGCGTTGATATCCCCTCGCCGGCCTACAAGGTGCGCCCGGTCGACGGCGGCCACGTTGTCGATTACACGCATGACGGTAGCAATTGGTCAGCTTCATCGCGGGTGTTCAAAACCGCCGAGGAAGCCACGCGGCAGGCGGACATTACCATGCAGATGATGGACCGTCCGACCGGCGCCGCAGTGATAAAACGCGATCCCGGTGTAGAATCCAAACTGCGCGACGCCGGTATCCCCGGCATCCGATACCTCGACGCCGGATCGCGCGGTGCGGGCAGCGGGACGAGCAACTACGTCGTGTTCGATCCGAAGATGCTGTCCATCGTGCGCAAATACGCGGTGCCGGCGTTCGCCACCGCAGGCGGCATCCCCGCCGCAATGGGCGGCTCGCAGCCGCAGCAGTAATCCCGAGGACTACCCATGGCAGACAACACCCAGCTCGACGGGTTCCTGGCGGCTGGCGCACAGCCGCCTGCGGAGCCCGCACAGGCGCCCGAGCCACCGCCCGCACCGGAGACACCCGGCAAGCCCGAGACGCCGCCCAGCGCCCCGGAAAAGCCGGCACGCGAGGCTAAGGCAGCCGAGCCGGAGGCGGAGCACGAGGACGAGGCGCTGGCCCACGTCCAGGGCGGCGACAACCGAACCGTGCCGTTCTCCGCGCTGGAAAAGGTGCGCAACGATTGGAAGTCGAAAGCCGCGGCGCACGAGGCCCGCGCCGAACTCCTGGCCAAGCAGCTCGAGGAGGCCAAGCGCCCGCCGCCGGTTGTAGAAGCCCCGCCTGTCCAGCAGATGGCGCCGCCACCCGATCCGCGCGTCGATCCGGTCGGCGCGATGCAATACCTCCAGGTGCAGCACCAGCACATGCTGCTGAACGAGCGGCTGAACGTCAGCGAACTCCACGCCCGCGACAAACTGGGCGACGACCTCGACAAGTATGTCGCCGAGTTCAAGGAAGCCGCCGGCAAAGATCAGACGCTCTGGGGCAAGCTCTACTCGCAGCCCGGGCCGTATCAGTGGCTGGTCAAGGAGATGGACCGCCGCCGCAGCATGGCCGAAGTCGGCGACGATCCCGCCGCGTTCCGCACGCGCCTCGAGGCTGAACTGCGCGCGAAGTGGGAGCAGGAGTTGGGGCAGCCGGCGCAGGGCAACGGCAACGGGCGCACATCACCCGCCGCCGGGCTGCCGCCGTCGCTGGCCAACGCAAGGAGCGTCGCGGGACGGACGACGCATTCATTCACCGGACCGCCATCGATGGATGAACTGTTTCCTGGGAGTCATCGCCCCAAGTCGCAGCAGCGTTAGCTACTCGATGCGGGCGAACTCGCCATGCAAGCGCACAGCAGCGGCGGCATACGCGGCATGGGCTTCTTCGGCAGTGTCAAAGTATCCGAGGTAGTGCTGTCTCCCCTGGTGCTTGATCTGAGACAGCCACCGTTCGGCACGTTTGTCCCAGTAGGCGCCTTTGAGACCTGACGTGTTGTGTGATGGCATACGCATGTTGCCGTTATTCTGGGTCCGCGTTGCCTCACGCAGATTGCCGATGCGGTTGTCAAATCCATTGCCGTTGACGTGGTCAAGGTCGCCGGCAGGCCATTCGTCGAAGATGTAGAGCCATGCAAGGCGGTGCGCACGGTAGAGGCGCCTGTTGATGCCTAGAAGGACGTAGCCAAGGCGCGGACAGCGGTGCCCGGCTTCTTTCCCCGCATACCGGATGTTGGTTGTGTGATGGACGCCCTTGCGGCGCCGCCAATAGAACCGTCCGGTCGTGTGGTCGTAGTCCAGCATCTCGCGTAGTTGCTGTGCCGTCAGGCCGCTGTCTATGAATCGCTTAGCCATGTCGAGTAGACCATCCTGCTCGTTTGGTTAGAGGCTCGGACGCTGCTGATAACAGCGCCGAGCCTCGCTGAACCTACCACCATCCCAACAGAACTGAAAACGCAACTAGGCTACCACCTGTAGGAATGGTGTCCCAGCCGCCGTGGGTAATCGGGCGTCACGCCGCCACCGGGCGTAATCGGGTGTCATGCTGCCGCCGGGCTCCATCGGGCGTTGCCGTAAGTAAATCTGCAATACAGCAACAACCGATGGAGTAACGGCCATGGCCGATATGAATGTAACGCCTGCTAGACAAGGTTTAACGCCACTAATATGGGATAGCCAGTTCTTCAGCGAATATGTCAGAAAGTCACAATTCTCGAAATATATGGGAACCTCGACCGGCTCTCTTATACAGGTCCGCGAGGACTTAACCCGCAAGGCCGGCGATACCGTGGTGTTTCCCGCCATGCGGAGGCTCGTGGGAGCCGGCGTTACTGGTAATACGATACTTGAGGGCAATGAGGAAATCCTCAACCTCCGTTCGTTGAACCTCGTCGTTTCCGCGTTCCGCCACGCCGTCGCGGTCAGTGATTGGGACGAGCAGAAGTCGGTGGTCGATCTCCGGGAAGCAGCGCGCGAGGCGCTGATGACCTGGGAACTCGAGAAGATGCGCTCCGACATCATCACCTCGCTCGGGGCGATCACCGCCGACGGCAACGTCCAGGTCAGCTACGGCGCGGCCACCGCCGGCCAACGCAACACCTGGATGGTGAACAACGCCGATCGCGTGCTGTTCGGCCACCAGAAGGCCAACGCGGCATCCGGCGTCATGGCCACCGCGCTGTTGACCCTGGCATCGCCCGGCGATCGCATGAGCGCTGCGATCCTCACCTTGGCCAAGCGCATGGCGCGCGCTGCCAATCCCCGCATCCGTCCGATCACGGTGAACGACGACGAAGAGTGGTTCGTGGTGTTTATGCCGTCGCTGGTGTTCCGCGATCTGCTGCTCGATCCGGTCATCACCAATGCGCTGCAATACGCCTGGAACCGCGGTTCCGATAACCCACTCTTTACCGGCGGCGATATCATCTATGACGGCCTCATCATCCGCGAGGTGCCCGAACTCGGCGTCATCACCGGGGCCGGCGCCGGCGGCGTCGACGTGGCCGCCTCGTTCATGTGCGGCGCACAGGCACTCGGGTGTGCATGGGCACAGAGGATGAAGTCAACCACCAACACGCGCGACTACGGCTACATGCATGGAGTCGGCATTCAGGAAATCCGCGGCATCGGCAAACTGCGCTTCGGCACCGATCCCACCGTGGATACAACCAAGCCGGTCGATAACGGGGTGTTCACGATCTACACGACCGCCGTCGCCGACGCATAAGGAGACACCATCATGGCAAATCAGCATTCTGATGCCCACCCGGCCGAGAAGCCGGCACCTCCGCCTCCGCCGGCACCGAAGCCCGATCCGAAGGCCGTAGCCGCCGCTAAGGAGGCACAGGCCGCCGGATCGATCGGCGCGCAGGTCATTCTCGACTTCAACGGCGACGGCTCGCTCGGTGCACGTGGCGGCCTCTCCGCGACCATCGAGGAGAACACCGCCGGCCGGGACGCGCACCTGATCGCGCTCGGGCTCGATCCGCTCGCGCCGTCCGGACCGCCGCCGCCGATGGAGGTGCGTAAGGCACGGAAGGCGGCAGCCGAGGCGCAGGCGAAGGCCAATGAGCAGGTGGCGGCCGCACACGCACAGCCGGGCTCCGGTGCGGCCTCGCGCGTCTCCAGCCTCGCCGCCGGCCTCATCACCGAGCCGGCCGACGTGCCGATCGACGGGCCGACCACCGCCGGCGGCGCGCACTGAGCGTGTGATGGCGGTCCAGCTCAATCAACTGATGCCGGCTGGGCCGCCCTCGGACCCGGGGCAATACATGCAATGGCTGCAACAGGCCTCGCAGCATGTCGGCATGGCGCCTGAGGTGCTGCACGGCATGGTGCAGAAAGACCCCGATGCGCCATGGGTGCAAAACCTCAAGCGGCTGGTCGACCCGAACGTCGACCCCCGCGCAGTCATGGCGCCACAGTATCAGAACACCGACCCGGGCCTGAACCGCCTCGGGCCGCAGATCGGTGAGGTGGTGGGAACATGAGCATCACCGTCGCGCCAGGGCTGTCGATCGCCGACCTGGGCGAGCGGGCATTGCGGCGGATCGGCGTCGCCATCATCCCGGTCGCCGATCGCCCGCCGCTCAATGCGATGGTCGCGCCCGCCAGTGTCGCCACCTCGGCGCTGGTGGAACTCGGCGTGATCGCCGCCGACGAAACCCCCTCCGCATCAGATCAGGCGCTGGCACTGGCCAAGGTGCAGGCGGTTCAGGCCAGCTTAGCTGCCCAGGCGCTGGTGTGGTGGGACGACGCCGGCATTCCGTCCGCGCTGGTCGAGGAATACACCAAGCTGGCGGCACAGCAGATGGCGACCTCGTTCGGCAAGGCCGGCGACCTGCAAATCTACACCGCGATCGAGGCGCGGGTGCGGCATGTGGCGCTGGTGCTGTCGGCGCCCGACCTCGCGACCGCCGCGGTGCAGGCGGTCCATGACAACCTGGCAGCACGCGGTCTGGTGCGCTGGACCGTGTTCGACATCCCGCCCGCCGCCATCGATCCGTATGTGGCCCTGGCGGCGGCGGCACTGGCGCCGCGGTTCGACCAGCAGGCCGATCCCAATGCCGTGGTCGCGGCAACCCGCTCGCTGGCGCAGATCATCGCGCTGCCGACCTCCGGCGAGCGGGTGCAGGTGGAGTACTTCTGAAACATGACCGTGCATCTGCACTACGCCGCCTATCCCTCGTCGGTCGAGGTGCCGGTGGTGGGACCACCGGGTCCGCCTGGGCCGGTTGGACCGGCAGGCCCGGCAGGGCCGCCAGGAACGCCGGGAGGGCCGCCAGGCCCCACCGGACCCGCCGGACCAGCGGGGGCCGGCAGCGTGGCCAATATCGGGCGCAACCGGCTGCACAACAGCGGCTTCAGCGTCAACCAGCGCACCTATGTCAGCGGCACCGCGCTGGCGGCGGCAGCCTACGCGCACGATCGTTGGAAGGCCGGCGCCGGGGGCTGCACCTACACATTCACGCAAACGCAGCCGTTCACCACCATTACGATCACCGCCGGCACGCTGCAGCAGATCGTCGAGGCGATGAACGTCGAAGGCGGCGCCTATGTGCTGTCGTGGACGGGGACGGCGCAGGCGCGGATCAATGCCGGCACGTATGCCGCAAGCCCGGTGACGATCACGGGCCTCACCGCCAATGCCGCGATCACGGTGGAGTTTAACGCCGGCACGCTTGGCGCGGCGCAGCTTGAGCCGGGAAGCGCGGCGACGTCGGTGGAAAAGCGCGATCCGATGCTGGAAAAGGCGCTCTGCCAGCGGTTCTATCAAACGGCGCCATTGCGCGTGCAGGGATGGGCCGAGGGCGCTAACGTCATAGCGGCACAGTGGCAACCGTTCATTACCAGTATGCGGGCCTCGCCCACAATCACGCCGAACTACAGCACGCAGTCAAATTGTGCCGGCTCCATTGGCACGACAACCGCCGACGGCTTCCAGCCGTTTGCCATCGGGGTCGCGACTGGGCAGATGAACCTGCAAGGGACATTCACCGCATCCGCTGATTTATAGAGGGCAACCAATGCCGGACTGTGGACCGCTGATCTTTGGCCCGCCGCTCACCGAGATGTCGAACGTGCACGATTTCGGGGCGCGTGGCGACGGCGTAACCGACGATACCGCCGCGATCAACGCGGCACTCGCGACCTGCTCGCCGGTGTTCTTCCCGCCGGGGACGTACAATACCACGGGCAGCCATGTCATCGCCTGCAATGGTCAGGTGATCTGGGGTACCGGGCCGGGCGCCTCGATCATCAACTGCATCAGCAGCAGCGCGCCGGTGTTCACGGTCAATGTAAGCCTGTCGTGGACCGGGTTCCGGGAGATCGGCATCTGGCGCAATGGCGGTTACTGGGCTGGCGGCGGCGGCGCTGCCGCGGTGGTGGGCGGCAACGGCATTGTATACAACAACACCGGCAGCAATGCGCTGATACAGAACGTGGTGCTGAACAACCATTATGTCGGTCTCGTGCTCGGCAACACCGATATTTCGGTCGTCGATAATGTCTGGATCGAGGGCTGCGCTTCGCACGGCGTGATGTTCGACAGCACCCACGGCGGCGCGCTGCAATGGCGCCTCTGCAACATGGTATCCCAAGCCAACAACGGCCATGGTTATTATGTGCCAGCCAATCCGGGCGGCGCGTCATGCGTCATGGGTGAGTGGTCCGACCTGTCAACGTTCGCTAATTCCGGTTATGGGATGGTCGTGCTGGGCACCAGTGACGCGCAGGTTTACGACCTGCGGATTACCAGCGGATTTATCGGTGCCGACGCTGCCGGCGAATTGTATCTGGACACCTACGGCGACAACCATAAAATTATCGGGCTGTTTACCGAACTAGCCGGCAACGAGAGCAATGGCCGCGGCTTGCTGAAGCCGGCGCCCCATAGCGGCATGGGCATCAACGTCACGGCGAATAACCGCAATGTCATGCTGGAGGGCGTGGTGGCGTCCGCTCATAGCGAGCACGGGTTTTTAATCGCCGGCGCCGAGACCCTGATGGTGGGATGCCGCGCGGCGAGCAGCGGCATCGCGCATACTGGCGGTCGCAACGGGGTAAACCACTTAGGCGGCGTGCTGATGATGTCGGGCTGTCGCTCCGGCAACACGATCGGCGGCACCGATCAGCTCTACGGCGTGGCTACCTACGACGGCTCCAAGCTCGGCGTGGTCGGCTGCGATCTGCGCGGCAACACCACCGCAGCGCTGTTCTATTCCACGAATGCCGGCCTGGTGACGGCGGCGGGGAACATGACGACATGAGCGCGCTGGCGATGACGCTGCCGTGGCGGCACGCGACGCCGCTCTATACGCCGCGACGCGACCTCGCGGCCGATGCCGCCGACAGCCTCTCGCTCACCGTGACCGTGGTCGAGACCGACACCCCGAATGCACCGCCGGCCGACCTCGCGACCGGGCCCACCTTCCCGTGCTTCTGGCTGCGCATCTGGAGCACCGCGAGCGGCTGGGGACCGTGGGACTACGGCGGCCTCGCACTGGGCAGCGGGACCGCGCTGTGGGCCGGCGAAGGCACAATCGATGCGACGCTGCCCGGCGCGGTGGATTTCCTGCTGCCGCTTGGCAGCATGCAGGGTTGGCCGCCACGCTGCGGCTGGGCGGTCTATGTGCAGCACGACGTGGGCCTGCGCGACACGCTCTGCACCGGCTACCTGCATCTGCGCGGCGCCGGCAGGTCCGCCACGCCGACCGGCGCATTCAGGCTCAACAGCAGCGTTTTGGGATAACCCGATGACGTATCCATGGGTCAAAGGCGACATCCTGACGGCGGCGGACCTGAACGCCGCGATTGCCGAAGGCATCGCCGAAGGTGCGGTCCCCGAAGCCCCCTCCGACGGCACTGCCTACGGCCGTCTCAGCGCGGCCTGGCAGCCGGTGCTGCCGCTGGCCGGCGGCACCATGACCGGCGCGCTGACGTTAAGCGCAGGCGGCACGTTCACCGGCACATTCGCTGGCGCGCATACCTATTCTGGACCGCTCACACTGACTGCAGCCGGCACCGCTCTTGCTGTCACCAACAACGCCACGGTCGGCGGCACGCTGACCACGACCGGCACGCTCATCGCCGGCGCATCTGGCCTGATCCGTGTCGCGACCGTTGCAGCAATGCGCGCGTTTGATACCACCAAGCTTGCAGGCGGTGCCAGCTATGTTGCCGAGGCCGATGGCTACACGACCGCAGGCGACGGCGGCGGTGGCGTGTTCGACTGGAGCACGGCAGTCCTTAGCGACACTGGGACAACCAATTCGACAACCACCATCACCGGGCTATCGGCCACCGTGCTGCGGTTTTTCAGCATGGGCGTATCCGGTGCCGGCATTCCGGCTGGCGCCACAGTTGCCTCGATCGTGTCCCCCACCTCGATCACGATCAGCGTCGCTGCTACTGCTTCTGCAAGTGGTGTGGCACTAACATTTACGCCGGTAGACGACGGCGTGATCGTGTTCAAGCCGACAGCCCTGACCACGCAGCAAGCTGGCCGTTGGGTGCGTCGCGTCTATGCCAACATGCTGACCATGGAAATGGCGGGCGGCGCGGGCGATTACCAATTTCCCGCCGGTGGTGTCGGCGAGGTTCTCGGGACTGATAACACAACGCCACTTGTCAGGATCTCCAATGGCTCGGCAAGCCTTGCATTCTCTCAGGGCAAGACAACGGCCGGCGTTACAGTCAGATTGGGTCCGGGCAATTATCGCGTTGCTGGCACGTGGCAGCCACCGGCCGGCGTTGCTTTCGAGGGCTGCGGCACCACGGTCCAGCAGGCAGCGCTCGGCGGCGGAAACACCGGCCCGGCAATATTTACCGCCGGAAGCGTGATCGCGCTCGATCCGGCAACGGGTGTCTGCAATCTGATCAACGGCGCACGTCTGTCTAACCTGAAAATATACCGCCGCGGCATGGATCTAAACCCAACAACCGCGCAGGTTAAGAGCTTCTTTGCCGGCCTCGAAACCGAATTGACCGGCGGCAATCAATGGTTGCCGTCCACCGCATACACTGTTGGGCAGGTCGTTGTGCGTGTCGGGCTGGTCTACAAGTGCGACACGGCAGGCACGTCGGGCACGGCGCCATATGGCGGCCCGACAGGCACGACCAAGACAGCCAGTAGCGTTTCGGACGGCTTGGGCACAGTAAAATGGCACTACTGCAATGAGTTGAATTGGGTTGCTGGCAGGGCCGTCGAAATCGGCACGTTCCTCGCGTGGCAGCAGAATTTATACACGGTTGACACGGCAGGGACGACCGGAGCGAACGGCCCTACGGCAACCACGACGGGGGTCAACAGCATAACCGATGGGACTGCAAAGCTGCACTTCGTAAATCGCTTCTCCGTTGGCATTCAGAGCATAAACCCCGGCCACTCGATCAACGACGTGTCGGTTGTCGGGTTTGCCAAGTGCGTCACATTAGGGAAACACGCAACGACGATCCGCAACCTATTCCTCGACGGCTTGTTTCCGTTTGAGAGCTTTGCGTCTGGTGACGGCACCACGTTTGATCGTATACACGCCCTTCCGTTGTATGCCCCGACGGCTGACGTGCCACCAGATGCGACATGGCGGTATAAGGCTGGAATTGGTCTATCTCTGTTAAATAACAATCAGGCAACGGCCCTGATGAACTGTGAATCCGAGAACTGGATTATTGGGCTAAAACTGTCCAATGTGATATGGACGCGAGTTGAGAATTTCATATGCGAAACCCCTGGTGCAGCATTGGGTGAAGCGTCCATTCAGTTCCGCAATATATGTGTCGCGGTGCAGGTGTCCAATGCCTATACCAACGGCACCTGTAGCTATGACATCGCCGCAACTGACCTGGCACACGTCAGCGACCCGTCCTCAGTTCCGGCGGCTGTTGGCAGTGTATCAGGCATCCGCATTACCAATGGCTTGGTTTTTGGTGATTCTGGCTATGCCGGACCCGGCAACGTTACCCAGTTTATAATTGGCGGAAATAGCCAATTATCCATCAACGGTTTGCAATCGAATAATTTTGGCAACCCGGTGATGAAATTCCTTCCCTCCAACGGTGGCGTCGCGTTCTGCGATGTTGACAACTCGCGTATTAACGGGGCGACAGGTAGCCAGGTCTTCACTGATCTGTTCCAGATTGACCCCACCGTTGCGGCCAACGTCCACTTCTCGTCAGTGTGGGACGCGGCCTTTAACCACTACATCGTGCCGCCCAACCACAACGACGCTATCGACCTTGTCGCGGCTCCACTGACCGGTGGATCGCAT